ATTGGCTAGCTTGGGAGTGCTTACGTAGGGCTAACGTAACTGTACCTGTCTTTGGTATCGAGTTTATAGACACTTTAGATACTGTAGAGGTTTTAGACGAAGAAAAAAAATAACTGGGCGAGATTCCATTCTTTATACGATAGCCAGCCTATCGGTAGAGTTAGGAATACCGCCTAAAGAATTTATAGATATGGATTCTGAAATGCTTAGGACAATAGTCCAAGTCTTATCAGATCGTGCTAAGGAGATCAAAAATGCCCGTAGTCGTAAACGGCGTTAGAGAGTTCCTAAAAGCTATTGATGAAATTGATGAAGACATGTATAAAAATGTTAGGGCTAGCCTAAAACAGCCAATGCTTAAAACATCTGCTAAGGCAAAACAATACTTGCCAAGCAATCAAAATGTGTTAAGTGGCTGGTTAAAACAGGCTGAGCCACAGGAAGGTCAGCGCAGGCCGTTCCCTGCGTATGATCAAGCCACAGCTAGAGCAGGTATCAAATACAAGCTCGGCCCTAATAAGCGTAATCGTAAAGGTTACAGCGTTTACAATTATGTAAGTAATGAGTCTGCACCTGGCGCTATTTATGAAACCGCAGGTCGTAAGACAGACGGCGCACAAGGCGCATCATTAAACCCTAACGCTGGTGCTCAATTTATAGCTGCATTACCACAAGTAGAAGATGCAACTATGGCAGGCACAGTAGGGCGTAGAGGCCGTAAAAATAAAGGTCGAGCCATATACAAAGCTTGGAAAGAAGAGCAGGGCGATGCATATAAAGATATACAAAAGGCTATCGACAAAGCCATATTTGAGTATTACAAAAAATTACCATTAGAGAAAAAAGGCCAAGTACTTGGCTTTTATCAAGAGCGATCAGCTCGTGGATTTAGGGGCGTGTAATTGTGCCTACCTTAGTAGTATCGGCATTAAGCACCTTTGATAATAAAGGATTAAAAAAGGCTAAAAAAGAAGTTAGCGCATTTGATAAACAATTAAAAAACTTTGCCAAGACGTTTGCTACAGCATTTTCTGTCACAGCACTAACTAGATTTGGCAAGGCGGCAGTCAAAGCATTTGCAGAAGATGAGAAGGCTGCAAGGTCATTAGAACAACAATTAAAAAATACAGGATTTCAATTTAGTTCACCAGCTGTAGAGTTATACATAGCAAACCTGCAAAAAACCGCAGGCGTATTAGATGATGAACTAAGACCAGCATTTCAACAATTATTAACTGTTACAGGCTCGATTACTACTAGCCAAGATGCATTAAACACAGCATTAAATATAAGTGCTGGCACAGGTAGATCTTTAACCCAGGTAACAACAGCTCTATCTCGTGCTTATGCAGGTAATACTACAGGGTTAAGCAGATTAGGTGCAGGCTTAGATAAAAACTTATTAAAGACTGGCGACATGAATAAAATCATGGGCGAACTAAATACTAAGTTTTCAGGTCAAGCAGCCGCTAGATTAGAAACTTATGCAGGCAAAATGAGTCTGCTAAGTGTTGCAGCCGCAGATGCTCAAGAAATTATCGGCAAAGGTATTTTAGACGCATTAACACTATTAGGCGATGATAACACTATAGAAGAATTAACAAATAGCATGGAAGACTTTGCTACAGCTACTAGCGAAGTTATAGTAGGACTAGGCCGTATTGCAGAGAAGATAAAGCAATTAACAAATATACCCGGCGTAGGCAACGCATTTGATTTAAGAAATATACCTGTTATAGGTGCTTATATTGGTGGCTTGCGTGAACTAGGTAGAGGCGCTATGCCACAGCAAGATCGTGGTGGGCAAGAAAGAACTGCTACTAGAATTGCAGCTCAACAAAGAAAACTAGAAACACAAGCAATTAAAAACTCTACTAAATTGCGTAAGGCTGAAAACGATCAATTAAAGAAAAAGTCAGATTTAGACATATTAAAAGAAAAATTTGATGTTGAGTTAATAGGATTACAAAAAGCACGTAATGAAGCTGTAGATGAAGAAACAAAAAGACGTTTAGATGCTTTAATTGCTATCGCTAAAAATGATGATGCCCTGGCTAAAAAAGCATTAGCTGAGTTAGATGCAGCTGAGAAAGCTCGATTATTAGCAGAGGCAGCCGAAAAAGCACGATCAGCATTTGACAGATTAGCAGCATGGAATCCTTTAAGTGGTTTAAGAGTTACAGAGGCAGATATATTGGCAACTATTGGCGCTGCCGCAGCTGGCTTGGCTGGTATGACAAAACTGCCTGCATCTAAAGGCGGTGGCAGTTTTAGTAGTGGTGGTGGCACTGTATTCCCACCTGCAATAACACCTTATGATCCTTTATCTAGTTTAATGGCAACTACACAAGATTTAGCGGCCACGGGTTTTAGGTATGATCCGCTAAGTAGTTTAAGGCCTACAGAGCAGGATATACGCATTACTGTAGATACTACAGCTAGTGGCGACAAGTTAAGCCAGGCTATTGCAGAAAGCATACAGATAGCGACTAGATCGGGTTATAGCACAGTACCTGCTGGATTCTTATGACAGTACCAGTAGTAAATGCTTACATAAATTTTAGCACTGGCCCTAGCTTTGCACAGGCTATGATTTTAGGATCAGGTATATTAGACACAAATGTATTAGCTGATTCTGTAGCTGTAATTGTAGATGTGTCTAGTCAAATTAACCGCATAGAAACTAACAGAGGCCGCACAGCTCTTAGTGATCAATTTCAGACTGGTGCTATGACACTACGTATAGTAGATCAGAATGGCGACTTTAACCCACAAAATCCGTCTAGCCCATATTTTACATTATTAACACCTATGAAAAAAGTACAGATAACTGCTACATATAGCGGCATTACTTATCCTATATTTTCAGGATTTATTACAAGTTATGTTACAACCTATCCAGAAAACTCTGGCTTTGATGAAGTAGCCATTACAACGATACAAGCTGTAGATGCTTTTAGATTAGCGCAGTTAGCACAGATAAGCACTGTTACAGGTGCAAGCGCTGGCGATCTATCAGGCACACGCATAAATGAAATACTAGATGAAATTGACTGGCCATTATCACAGCGTGATATTGATGCAGGTTTAACTACATTACAGGCAGATCCAGGTACTAACCGCACAGCATTACAGGCTTTACAAATTGCAACAGAATCCGAATATGGGGCTATCTATGTAGATGCAGATAATAACTTTGTATTTCAAGATAGAGGCGTTACAGCTGGATCTATTGGCGGCACACCTACAGTCTTTGCAGATGATGGATCGGGCATAGATTACTTTGATGCTACCTGGACACTTAATGACGTTTTAGTATTTAACAAGGCCACAATTACTAGGGTAGGTGGATCGCCACAGGTAGCCCTAAATCAAGCATCTATAGATAAATACTTTCTACACAGTTATTTCTTAGATAATTTACTTATGGAAACTGATGTGGTAGCTCTAGATTATGCCCAGGCTTATGTGGCTAGTAGGCAAGAAACTTCTATTAGATGCGATGCAATAGTCCTAGACCTATACACAGAAAATTACAATACAGGCATTATCGCAGCTTTAGATTTAGATTTCTTTGATCCTATTACAGTGCTTACTACACAGCCTGGCGGATCTACCCTGTCTAAGACTTTACAGATTTTTGGGGTGCGTATGGCAATTACCCCGAATAGTTGGAAAACCACATTCACGACACTAGAGCCCGTTATAGATGCATTTATCCTAAATAATAGCATTTATGGCACTTTAGACTATAATGTCCTAAGTTACTAAGGAGTAGAGATGGCAGCAGGTTTAGGGTTTAAGGATTTTCAGACAGGCGAGGTACTGACCGCAGCCGATGTCGATGGTTATTTAATGCAGGGTATCTGGGTGTTTGCCGATGCCACAGCTAGAGATGCAGCCGTTACATCACCACAAGAAGGTAACTTTGCTTTCTTAAAAGATACAAATACGACAACTTATTATACTGGATCAGCCTGGACTAACTTAGATACAACAGGCATGGTAAATCCAATGACAACTACTGGCGATACCATTTATTCATCAAGTGGTTCAACACCAGCAAGACTTGGAATTGGTACTGCTGGACAGGTCTTGCGAGTAAATTCTGGTGCTACAGCGCCTGAGTGGGCTACGCCTGCTGGTGGTGGAAAAGTATTACAGGTTGTTCAAGCAATCAGCACTACTAGCACAAGCGTTGCAAGCACCAGTCAAACTGATACTGGTTTGTCAGGAAGTATTACACCATCATCTAATACTTCAAAAATTTTAGTAATGACAACCCAGGCATTTGCAATTGGAAACAGTCCTGATAGTGGTCAATTTGGTATGTCCACAAGACTTATGCGTGATTCAACTCAAGTTTTTACTTTAAGAAATGCTAATAATGCTGGCTCAACTGCTGCTATTGGTACAAGTAGTCAATTGAGGGGTGTGGTAACTATGGCTTATTTAGATTCACCTGCAACAACTAGCGCAATTACTTACAAAACACAGGCTGCAACAAATTCAACTGCAAATAATCAGAGTGTTAGTTTTCAAACAGAAAGCGTACAAGAGTCTTCTATAATTATGATGGAAATAGGTGCATAATGAATAATTATTTAGTAGCAGCAATCCGCAAATTAAAACCTAATTCAGAGTTTTCATTTCAAAACAACGATTACTCAACTGTAAAATGGGATGTACTAGAGGGTAATGCACCCACACAGGCTGAAATAGATGCTGCCATTGAGCAAGTCAAGGCAGATGAGATAACCGAAGCCGAAGCGAAGGCGCAAGCCAAAGCCGCAGCCGAAGGCAAGTTAGCGGCTCTTGGTTTAACTACCGATGATTTACGTGCATTAGGTTTATAGCTAAGTTAATGAAACCCTGGTTATGTGCAGCTGGTGTGCAGTTAAGAGATCAGATTGATACGTGGTTTCCAGATCGCAGTACTGCCAGTCCAGAAGGATGGTTGGGCGATAGTAGGCATTCCCGTACTAAATCGGATCATAATCCAGACAAATCTGGGGTCGTCAGAGCAATTGATATTAATGCTCGGTTACAGTCATCCGACAGCCTCGCACCTTATCTGGCTGACCAGATCAGAATCGCAGCCAAATCGGATGCACGCATATCATACGTCATCTATAACGGGCGGATATGTTCAAAGATTCTAAATTGGAAATGGCGTAAATA